TGTTGTCTCGATCGGGCAGAACGAGCGTTACATGACGTTCCGCTACGCCGACATGATTGCTTGCGTCCGCGTCATCGATGGGACGTTCCCGAACTGGCGGCAGGTCGTCCCGAAGACAACAATGCAATCATTCGTCATCGGCGAGAACGAGAACAAGACGCTCGTCAAGAATCTTGCGAAGACACTCAGCATGAAAAACGGCGAGTGCGGCACAAGCGTTTTCTTTCGTGATAATGCAATCGACTTCGCGACTGACAACGCCGCATTTGTCAAAGAGTGGGGCACGCCGCATCAATTCTCGCTCGTGCCGCTCGAGAATAATACGACCGACGATGAAATGATGTTCAACGGCAAATACCTGAATGACGCGCTCGCCAACACGACGGGCGATGTGACGATCGCGTTCAACACCGTGCTCGGCCCGACAATCGTGACCGGCAGCAAGAACAAGAAAACCATGACGGTCGTCATGCCGATGAAACGCGAAAGGGCGATCTGATGAACGAGAACGAAAAAACAAGCCTCTATTTGAAGCACGAAAAGTTGCTCAAGAAGCAGGCGTATAAAGCGGCGCGCGAGCACATGGTCATGTATGCCGTCGACGATCTCTGTCAGGAAGCGTCTGTCGCATGGTGCAAGGCTGTCAACACGTTCGACCCGGACAGAGGCGCGTCGCTCTCGACATACGCATGGGCGGTTGTCTCAAATCAGCTGCGGCATGCGGTTGACGCGATTGTGCGGAATGCGACAACATCGCTCGACAACTGGGGTGTTGCGGATGCGCCGATTGAAGTGTCGGTCGCTGAATCCGCGTATGAAATCACGGATGCCAGGATCGCGCTTGACGACGACGAACGCGCCGTCTTTGATGAAGCTATGACGCGTGAGCACAAGAGCGTGGAGTCGATTGTTCGGCGCATGCGCGAACGCGGGTGGTCTTTCAGGCGGGCGCGGAATGCGTGCAAGAGCATGAAGCAGAAGATTGCTGTTTGAAAGGAAACGCTAGTGGACTGCGAACTTCAAAGCATATTGACGTCAATCGGAATCGAAAATGGTTTTGCGTTCATGTTCAACATCTTAAAGGTCGTCTTTGTCTATGCGTGCATCGCGCTTCTCGTTTGGATCTGGCTCCGAAAGTGATTGCGCGAAACTGAAAACTGTCGTATGATTCAAATGCGGGCGTTGCCCGTACACGTATGCTCCTTGTTTGGTTGACAAGGTCTTGCCGGTCAGAGGGACGAACGGCAGGGCCTTGTCTTTTTGTGCCTTTCGTTGTACAGTTTGAATATGACTTTGGAGGAATAGAATGCGCATAGAACAGCTCGAAACAAAAAATCTTGTGCCGTATGCAAGAAACGCAAAACTCCATAACGAGAAACAGGTGCAGGCAATTGCTGGTAGCATTCAAGCGTTTGGGTTCAACAATCCAGTTTTGATCGACAAGGAAAACGGAATCATTGCAGGGCATGGCCGTGTTCTCGCTGCGCAACTGATCGGGATGAAAAAGGTTCCGTGTGTCCGGCTCGACCATTTGAGTGAGAACGACAAGCGAGCCTACATCATAGCGGATAATCGCTTGCAAGAAATCGGTTGTGGTTGGGATCAGGAATTGTTGTCAGTTGAAGTAGATGCGTTGGCCGATCTTGGGTTTGACACAGATGTTTTGCATGTCGACGACATCGTTGTTGGCGGCGAGCCAATACGCCGGGAATCAGACGGGCATGCTGGTGCGTCCCCGTGGGACAGAGTCGGGTCGGCGTCAGACGGCATCGTGTTTCAGTTTGGAGAAATCACAAGACGTGTGAGCGATGAGATATATCAGAAGTTTTTGTCGGTGTGTAAAAGCAACGTCGATGTCGAGGAGTGGCTCAATGCAGTATTGCGTGGTTGACGCCTGTTTCCCACTATTGCAACAATCGTTTGGCATGGCCGCAATGTGGTTGAAATACGAATTGTCGCGACGTGACATTGCCGAAGCTCCGATCAGTAGTGCAGATTGTTTGCTCGTGACGTGTGTCGACGCCAGAAATGTGGATTTTGTCGCAAGGATCAAAAAGAAATTTCCTGGAAAGCATATTATTGCTGGAGGCTCTGCCGGGTATGCGCCTGCGTCTATTGCGCAATTTTGCGATTGCGTCTGTGTCGGCAATGGCGAAAGATTCATGGATGTGCTTTTTTCAGACGGGCTTTGTGCGGCGATGTCCCTGCCAGAGTCGTTTGTGCACGGAGAAACACGGACTGTGCAGGTCGCCAGCGGGTTTCCGTGGCGCATGCCACCTATTCAGGCCGAAGACGGCATGTTCAGATTGTGGTGCGGACGCGGGTGCAAGAAAAAATGTGCGTATTGCCAAACCGGATGGTCGTGCGAATACGAAGAAAATCCAAACCCAAAATCTATTGTTGCATACGCCAACAGGCTTGGTGTATCTGGTGACAAGTTTGCATATTTATCGAATGACCCATTGCAACATTCGTTTCACGACTTGTTGCCGCAAACAGAATCGTCGAGCTTCAGCTTTGAATACATTAAAAAATATGGTCTGCCAAATGCGCGGCAAGTGCGGCTCGGCGTTGAAGGGCCGTCACAGCGGTTGCGCGCATTTGTAAGAAAACCGATCGCGCACGATGATTTGTGGAAATCAACGTCGTGGATGAACCAGAACGGAAAATCGGTACGCTGGTTTATGATTGCCGGGCTCCCATCAGAGACGGACGCTGATTATGAAGAGCTTAAAACAGCATTGACTAATTGGAAAAAATACACGCCAAAGGGCGTGCTTGCTTTGTCGTTCACCGCTTGGCAACCTGAGCCGTCAACGCCGCTTGGCGCGTTTCCGCTTGATGACTCATATTATGACAGGTATAACAGATTCAAAGAATGGTTTTTCGGAATAGGGTTTTCAAACAAAATAAAAATCATGAACCCGATGTCGCCAAAGGCACGGCTCGAAAGTGCTATTGCGAGAATGTGTCTCCCGAGCGACAAGCTGTATGTTGGCGACGACTGGGGCCCAAACAACAGAATCGAATATCCGTACAAGGCACAACGCAACAAGATGTACGTCTTGTTGAAGAAAGAGGCGATGGCATGAAAAGCAAAATCGAGTTGCGGGCAGCCTTCTTATCTGTGCTTGAAAAAGGCCTTGGCGAGACATTTGCAGCAAAAGAGGTAGGGATGACGCCGTCAGAATACGCGGCGCTAATAGATACAGACAAAGAATTTTGTGTCGCGTGCGAGATGGCAAAACGGAACGGACTTTTCAAGGTTAGAGACGAAGCTGTCGTTATCATGCGCAAATGCGCGACTGGAGAAATCGCAAGCTCTGTTAAGCTACAAGCGGCACAGCGTCTACTCGATTATGCAGAGCGCGAACTATCAGCGCGTCGACACGATACTAATGCCGATACGTCAGAACACGACTTCGAGAGTGAGTGGGCTCAAAAACTGTCATCGCGTAAACAGATCGAAAAAACTTGACGATACCAAAATGTATGCGCATGGAGTATACTTCGGTAATGAAATGAACTCACCCGGAGGGCGCAACTTGGATGATCAGATCGAGCGCAGCATAAACGAACTCAAAGAGCGTATCAACAAAATCGAAGCGTCGCAAGCCATGCGCGACGTCACTCTCAAAAACATTGAACAGAAGATCGACCACCTGACCGACATGAGTGAGAAGAACGATGTCAAATATCAGAACAGGGAACATTGCGATCAGCTGTCAATATTCCAGGCAAGGGAAATCGAAATGATGACGAAACGAGTTGACATAAGTGAACAGAAATTTGAAACGCACATGAAGGATCACTACAGCAAGGCCGACCGCCTCGCGACATGGCTGACAACCGCAATGGTGTCAGCCTTTGTTATCGCCAAAATGGCCAACTTGATTTGAAGGGAGGCGCACCTATGCGCTGGTTCAATTTCAAACGCAAGTCTGAGCACCAGACGACAGAAAAGCAAAGCGCCGTCATCATAACTGGAGCCGGGTACACTGGAGCCGTCGCCCCGGACACAGGATATGACAAGCTCTCGCGCGAAAGCTACATGAAGAACGTCGTTGCATTCCGCTGCATCGACCTGATCTCAAAAGCCGTCGCATCTGTCAACTGGAAGATCATGCAGCGCGCATCAGACGGGACAGAAACGATTCTGCAAAATCATCCACTCGCCCCGCTTCTGAAACGACCGAACCCGCGTGAAGGATTCGCCGCTCTCATAGAACGCATGATGGCATACTACATGATCGGTGGCAATGCATATCTGGAAGGTGTCAGAGTGTCAGGCGGCATGCGTGGCGGCACAGTGCGTGAACTGTATGTGCACCAGCCGGACAGGATAACGATTCAGCGGAACGGTCTGGAAGTGACCGGGTACAAGTACGAGTACGATTCCATAAAATACGAGTGGAAGGTCGACCCGCTCACCGGCAAGTGCGACCTGCTGCACCTGAAAACATTCCACCCTCTCGACGACTTTTACGGGTGGGGCATCACGATGTCGGCAGCGGGCGAGCTCGACAGCAGCAATGACGCGAACGAGTGGAACCGCACATCGTTCAAGAACGGCTGCCGCCCGGGCATGATCATGTCATTCAGCCGCCGTATGACGCCGGAGCAGTACGAGGCCGTCAAGAAACAGTTGCAGAGCTACACCGGGTCGGAGAACGCTGGTAAGACGTTGATCCTGCAAGGCATGGACGAGACGAAGGGCGAAGTCACGATCACACCCTACGGCTGGAACCCGCAAGAAATGGACTTCACGGAGTCCGAGAACAAGATGGCCCGGCGCATCGCGTTTGCGTATGGCGTGCCGCCGCAGATGGTCGGCATACCGGGCGACACGACATACGCCAACTACAAAGAGGCACGCGAATCGTTCTGGGAAGACACGATATCCTGGTATCTGCAACTTCTGCAAACCGAACTTAACAACTGGCTCCTGCCTGATGAGAACGTCTACATGAAACCGATGCTCGATGAGAGTCCGGCCATGGAAGCGAAGAAAGCGCAGAATCTTGCAATGGCACAGGCGAGCGACTTCCTGACGATCAACGAGAAACGCACCCTCGCCGGTTTCGCTCCGATCGATGGTGGCGACGTGATGCTGGTCGGTATGGGCATGACGCCTCTGCTTGGCGATGACGCCGTGACTGAGGAAGCGATCGCTGATGAAGAGGCGAGGGCACAGCGCGAATTGATGCGGATCGTCGGCGATGAGAAGGTCGCAACCGCATTGATGCAAGGCGACTACAATGACTGAAGCGCAATACTATCAGCAGTATATGCGCAATCTAATGAAACTTGAAAAGCCGTTCGCCGCACAATTCCGCGCATCGCTCAACAAAATGATGACGGAAGCGGCGGCAGCGGCAGAGCACGGCCAGCCCCGCGAGGCAAAGAACATCGTCAAGCGATTCGAGAAAGAACAGCAAGCGATCCTGCAAACGAGATACGCAAGCGCTGCCTCTGTCTTCGGTCGCTTGATTGACGGCGCAATCGAGAAGCCCGAGAAGAAAGAGATCAAGGCAAAACTGTCCGACTCGTTCTGGCAAGCGATCCTGAAATGGTCGAAGAGCGAAGCAGCCAGCAAGATCGTGAAAATATCGAGAACGTCGGAGCGCATGATCGCTGCCGCTGTCTCTGCCGGGATCGATGCAGGCGAATCGAACTGGACAATCGCCGAACGCATCCGCGACCTGAAGAAGGTGAGCGATTCCAGGGCCATGCTGATTGCGCGGACAGAGACACACAACGCCGCCGGGAAAGCAGCCGACGTCATGAGTGCCGACATGAAGTTCAAACAGGAGAAGAAATGGCTCGCAGCAAGCGACGAGCGCACACGCACATCGCACGCGAACGTCGGGAGCACAGACTGGATAGACGCGAACGAAAAGTTCAATGTCGGCGGCACGTCCATGGATCATCCGGGCGATAGCGCAGGCGGGCCGGAGAATATTTGCAATTGCAGATGCGCTGTCATGTACAGGCGGAAGAAATAACACTAGGAACTTGACAGGAAAATACACTATACTGAATGAGTGGAGGGCGTTCATGGAATATCAGACAAAAGAAATGCCTGTTTTGATCGAGATGAAAGATGTCGGCGAAGACGGGTCGTTCACCGGTCTCGCGTCTACGTTCGGCGGCAAGCCCGATTCGTATGGCGATACGATTGCCAACGGCGCATTTGTCGACACGATTGCCAAAGGCGGCTATGGCGGCAACGGGATCAAAATGCTTTGGCAGCACGACCGAACAAAGCCGATCGGCGTCTGGACAGAAATGGTCGAGACGAAGAAGGGCCTGCAAGTCAAAGGTCAGATCGCAATCAACACATCGCTCGGGCGCGACGCATATGAATTGCTCAAGATCGGCGCAATCAACGCCATGTCAATCGGGTTTGATTCTGTCGAAGCCGAAAGCACGAAGACGGGGCGGCTCTTCAAGAAGGTCGAGCTCTATGAGGTCAGCCTTGTCACCTTCCCTGCGAATACCGGCGCTCGCATTACAGGCGTCAAGAGCTATTGTTATGACGATTTGAAAGACATCAAGGACGTACGCGCTCTCGAAGGCTTCTTGCGCGATGCAGGTTTCTCGAGAGACGCGGCGAAAACGCTTATTTCGATTTGCAAGAAGAAGACTGTGTGTGACGCACAAATCGCCATCGAACGTATTACCAAAACAAAAAACATGTTGGAGGAAATCAATGGCTGAAGAGAATGAAGTCCTGGAGCAGGTCTCCAAGGAAGTCGAGAAGATCGGTGCTCTCGCGAAAGAGAACATCGACACGCTCCGCAAGAACTACACTGAGTTGCAGCACGAGCTCAAGTCGCAGGGTGAGAAGGTCGACATGCTCGGCAAGCTCAAGCTGGACAGGCTCGCTGACGACATCAGCAAGCGGCAGGAAGAAGTCGACAAGAAGAACGCCGAGATCGTCGCGGCCAATGAAGCCATGCAGAAGCACATGGAACAGCTGGACATGATGATCCAGCGCCAGAAGATGCACGGCGTGGCTGGCACCGACGAGTCGCAGCGTGAGGTTCGCGATTTCGTCCTCGCCCTGAATGCCCGCAGCAACAAGAACATCAAGGCCGACCAGGTTCTCGCCGAAGTCGAGAAGATGGCCGGTGTCATGCCGGAGTACAAGCAGGCCTTCGAAGCTCTGATTCGCATCAACGGCGATGCGCAGGATTTG